AGGGATGGTGTACCTAGTGACGCAATATTAAACTCTAAAACTTTATATAAATTAAATGCAGTAAAAGCTATAATAGATGAGTATAGATTAGGAGCAAGAGAAATAATGATAAGGAGATACCCTCATCTACAGCATGAAAGAAATTTAAATGTTATAAAGAATAAGAAGATAAGCCAAGTAAGAAATGATTTCCCAAATCAGATCGAGGCATGGCGATCTATAGTGAATACAGACGTTAGGACAGGTTAATGCCTTTTGCTCAATTTACTGGTTCTGGAGACGGAACTACAAGACAATTTCAAATCCCTTTTCCATACGTTAAAAAGGATCACATTGTCGTATCTTTAAATCAAATAGCTAATACTAATTTTGTATATATTAACGACACTACTATTGAATTTTCGCCTCTTAACTCTGTAGCAACTAATGAGCAAGAAACTACAGGCGCACCAAAAACAGGAATAGAAATATTAATTAGCAGAGAAACTCCATTGCTCAATGCCCTGGTGGATTTTGTAGATGGTTCAACTCTTACAGCTAGTGATCTTGATACTGCTGTATTGCAGCTATTGTATGGACTCCAGGAAGCAAAAGACGATACTGACGCTGGTATTAACTTCACTACAGTTGGACTTGATGCAAGTAATAATCCAATAATTAATGTACAAAACCCTACTAATTCCCAAGATGCTGCAACTAAAAATTATGCAGATGGATTAGTCGCTGGATTATTTAAGGCTGATGGAACTATCCCTTTAACTGGCACTATGAACGCTGGTACAAATAGGATTACAAATGTAGCTAACGGAACAGATGTAAATGATGCAGTTAATTTATCTCAGCTTACTGCTGGAATTGGATCAGCCCAGGTATCTCAAAATGCAGCAGCAGCCTCGGCTACTAATGCTGCCACATCTGAGACAAATGCAGCAGCCTCGGCAACTAATGCAGCAAACTCGGCCACAAGTGCTGCAACATCCGCAGCTACAGCAGCAAATTTAGCAAGAAGATCAATATTTGTAGGTTTCCAAAGGCTCGCTGACGCAACCTTGCGAATGGTTTATAATACAGCAAACGATAATACTGTTTACAAAGCAGAAGATTTCGTACAAAATGGGGTTAGTCATGCCTATTTTTTAGGCGAAGATGTATTGGCTACCGCAAGTCCTAACGCACCCGAGTTTTCTCTAAGTAATGGGCGACTAATTCTAAACATTTAATCATGGCACAAATTGATCTAGGCAAACTCAAGTTTAATTGGAGAGGAACTTTTGCAGTTTCTACCGCATACGAAGTAGATGACGTTGTAGAGTTTGGAGGTTCAACATTCGTTTGTGTAGCCAATGTCTTAAACAATAATCAAGCTGATCCAAAGGCAAGTAGTTCATTTGAATTTATGACAGTTGGCCTTAACTTTAAAGGCACTTTTAGTTCAACAACAAGCTACCAAAAAGGGGATGTAGTTAATTATAATAATGGAACATTTGTATGTATATTTTTAGGTGGATACAACCAATCACTTGTAGCCAATACCCCTGCACCTGACGCTAGTAATAAATGGCAGACAATGACCCCTGCTCCTAGTGGTGGTGTTTTGACGACTTCGGGAGATATGCTCGTAAGAGATAATGATGGAACTACAGATAAGAGATTACCTATTGGAGCATTAAATTCAAGATTGACTGTAGTTGATGCACCAAACGAAGATATACCAAACGAAAATAATTTTATATATCGACCTTTAAGTAAATCTGCTACCGCTACAGATAGAGTTGTTGGTTTATATGGAGACAATACTGTAACTCCAAACAACCGCACACTTGCTGTTACTGTCGCTGCTGTTAGTGGACAAAACCAGTTTCATATTGGTGGAGTAGACAGACCAGCAATTCAAGCAAATGTCGGAGAAACAATAACTTTTGATGTTAGTGACGCAAGTAATACTGGTCATGTATTTGCGTTTAAGACTTGGGCTGGTAGTAGTTCCTCTAACTATGTAGCTATGTACTTAGAGGCACAATATGGAATAACAAGAAGTGGTACTCCTGGACAATCTGGCGCAACAATAACTTGGGTAGTTAACGAGAACTGCTACAACCCAATGCAATACTATTGCTCTGCTCATGGCGCAATGGGTACTGGTGTTATCAATACAGCTTCTACTTTAAATCCTCCTCAGCCTACTGCTTACTACAATCCAATTACGAGTTCTGGTGCAATAAAAATATCTAAAGGTAAGTCTTATACATTTACTTTCCCTGCTGATGGATTAACTTACTCAATCAAAGACCCAAGCGCTTCTGGATATACTGGTGCTGGTTCTGGAGGAAGAATTATTGATGGAACTGCGCAACCACAATCAGTTACAAACGGAGGTTCGATTACATATACTCCAGCAGCTAATAGTTCATTGGCAACAGTAGTTATAAGAAACGAAGCTAACCAGAATGATGTACTGACTCTATCCTTAACTGACCCTGCAAGCGAACCAGCCTGGACAGATGCAGCTAGTACTTATAAAAAAGAAATGCCTTCTATGGAAACAAGAAGGAAGATACCTTATAATCACTTTATAAATCAAGATGTTAATAGTTACACCGAAAGCATTGTACCCTTACCAGCTTATTTAAAAGAAACAGGTCGTGGCTTTAAATATGGCACTCCTTGTAATGGTTACAGGCAATCAGGATATATAGATGTAGCAGGGCAATATCATCAATGGGGTAACTATTACCACGATGGAAATGGTTACTTTTATGGAGCTGGAGTAGGAACAGGAGCTACTATTGGTAGTTCTACTGATTATCCATATAGAAGTAACTTCCGTACACCTTTATGGTGGAGGAAAGCATTAGCAGGGGATAGCACCTACGCTAAGTTTTTAACAGATTTAAATGGTAATGATCTTGGTTATTTAGATGCGGATGGTGTACCACAGATAACTGTTCCAAAGATTATGCAAATACATGGAGGCAGTTCTAAAAAATTCTTCCTGTATGAGAATGGCATGGTTAGTGCATCTGGTCATGGTGCTGATGGTTTATTAGGGGATGGACAATCATCTTCCAGGTATTACCATTTAGCATTATCGTTTTACGATAACTCTGGTACTGAGCTAACAGGTGCTAACTATCCAAAGATTATGCAGATGCACATAGGTTCTGCTCATACTATGGATACTACAACGAATGACTTTAACGAATGTAATTACTTCTTAAGTACTGAAGGAAAGTTATATAGGTTTGGTTATAACGGATATGGTCAATTAGGGGATGGAACTACAAGTGCTAATTACTTTAATAAAGAAATGCCTATGAGTCTTTTCGGTAATGAAAAGATTATTTATATAACAGGTACAGGTTATCAGTATGGAAGTATGTATGCTATTACAGAATCAGGCAAATTATGGGGTTGGGGTAGAAATGCTGATGGTCAGTTAGGTCTTGGTAATACAACTCAACAAACAACACCACAGCATATAACAGGTGTATCTGGCTCGTTACTAGAAAACAAAAAAGTTGTTCACGTTGTTAGTTCACAGAGAGGTAATGACATCACTAGAACCTGGGTATTAACATCTGAAGGTGTTGTCTACTTTATGGGTCAAAGAGAATCAAATGGTATTAGAACTGGTAGTTATTCCTCTAATAGTTCTAACGCTACTTCTCCTGTTGGATTAACAAATGCTTCTACCTTATGGAATAGCGATAACCAAAAAGTTATCTATATGTCTATAAGTGGTGGTCGTTATCCTGTTCTTCATTTCATAACTGATGGCGGTACTACAGGTCACGCACAAAAGATATACGCTACAGGTTCTAACAACTATGGTCAGCAGGGAACAAATACTACAACAACATCTGGACAAAGTGGGTCTGCTCAAGGTAACTGGTTTGGCGCGGAAATTAAATTTAGAGACTTTGGAGATTTATCGAAAAACAGCAATAACAACAGACCTAACGAAACTACAGATATGACGTTAGATAGTTTGCAGACAGGTTCTAATAAAACTAAATTTAAAGTTGGTAAGATAGTTTCAATACAGGCTCATACCTATGCAGATGAAACATATTCAAGAGTAGTAATGATAGATGAGTTTGGTTCTATCTTCTATTGTGGTTACTGGAATTATAATATGATTGAAAACTTAGAAGATGATAATGGTACTAACTTTGCAAATACCCTACAGTATGTAACTTCATTCATTCCTTTATACAACCAACCAGAACCTATAACCCCTTTAGGTTACTGTTTTGTCGGAGCTACATATACTGAAAATGGTTGGCTGTTAATGGGTAAAAGTGGTTACATATATACAGGAGGTTCAGACTCATGGAATCAAGGAGGCTATCCTAATAGCTTACATGGATTCTTCCACTTAGATAAAAACTGGAACGCTTAATTATGACCGCACCAACTTGGACTAAATTTTACAAATACGCTTTGACAGGTAAAACTGAAGCGTGGGGAACAGGCTTAGTAGAAAAAGACCCTACTAAATCTCAAGTCGCCTACACTTGTCTTGATGTAGAAGGCTACTTAGTAGCAGTAGATGGCTTTGACCCTACTAACTTTGTAAATAGCACTTGTACTCTTACTGAGATTACTGATGCAGAAGAACTTAAAACTTGTAAGGCAGCTATTGGAATCAGTTATTAGGTAAATACGACTTTAAAATAGATTTACATTTAGGACACTCAAGGATGGATACACTTTGGTATGCTTCATCCTTTGAGTCCTCGTCTCCTATCCAAATCAATTCTGATCCACAATGGAAGCAAGTGCATTTCATTAGAAGATGCTAGACCTACTTAATCTATCTTCAACCTTAGCTCTGTAAGCTGGATCTTTTTTGTATCGAGGATCATTCATTGCCTCTTCTAATTGAGCAGTACTTTCAAACTTGTCGGTTGAATATGTAGCAGCTCTACCAGAGATAAGGTCAGGCTCATTGCCTACAGAATTTGAGTACCTGGCATGAAGTCCAGCAACAGTTAACTTAACTGTCTCTAAGTTTCCACTATTAATTCCACTAGAGTAAGCTGCTTTTTCTGCATCAGTTAGGTTATCTCTAGCCCAATACTGCATAGCAGTAAACGCTTCTTCTCCTCCGTATGTATTTTTAATAGCTACAAGGTCAGATTGTAATACAGTAGCCTGGTTTCTTAAACCATCTAAATGCGCATCTACTATCCCCCTGGGAAAGCCAGCCTTCTCCAGCTCTTTGTAATGCTTGTCTGTAATCTCTCCATTCTCTTGCCAGTACTCATTCATCTTTGAATAATTAACCCCAGCCTCTTCGAGTCTGTTGCCTACTGCTTCTCCATAAATTTCCTGAGCAGTTTGTGGTTCTCCTGGAGGACGTTGTTGGCTAGCTTTTAATTCCTGGTAGGCAGCAAGTAAATCTTCTTGTGACTCGAACTCGCCTCCTATTAATTGTTCCTCCTGGGCTATTGCGTTTTCTTTTTCAAGATCCGCTTCGGCTTGCTTTAGCTCTTCTAATGCAGCTTGATTATCTTCCGATAAGGAAGGTGTACCCTGGTCAGTAATAGTGATAGGTTCTGGCATAATAATTTAATTGTTGTTTTGAAACTCCTCAACCATTTCGGGTGTAATAGTAATTTCTCTAGGGAGATCGGGAGAGTCAGTTGTGACTTCCGCTTTACTAAGTGGCGGTTGGGATGTTGCTGAGGTTGGGGAGGGCTGCATTTCCTTGCTCTCCTTCTGTTCCTGGTTGTTGGATTTGAGGGCCATACGGACTACCTGGTTGTGTAAAGTTATCTGCTATTTTGCCAGCAGCAGGGCTTGTCATTATATTACCCATCATTTCCTGTTGTTGCATTTCTTGTTGAGCCTGGGCTGCTGCTTGCTGCTCTTCTTGTAGCTGCTGAGGAGTCTTAACTAAATTAGTTACATCAATAGAACTACTTGCTGCTAACCTTCTAAGCGCTTCTTCCATATTGATATACTTCTCTATTGTTTCTTTGCCTAACGTATCTGTTGCAGCTCCAATAAAATCAATCAATTTATTTCTGTCGTCTCCTCTACCTACAGCTTCTAAACCTGTAACTGGCTTAGGCATTATTAAATCTTTACCATCTTGACCTTTAGGGAAGTCAGGAATTTTATTTGTTCTTTGCATTATATATATCAACCTACGAACTAAAGGTAGTTGTAGTTCTTGGGTTAATACAGAATACAAACCAGCTAGACTTTCATCTAACGACTCGGCAACATAACGTATCTCTTCGGCTGTAACTCTTTCGGCCTGTCTTTGTACTGCACTATTAAACAAGAAAGCAAACTCTAGCCTGGCTTCGATCCTATCTATAGTATTGTTTGCCAGGCTCATATCATTTAACTTGCCCTGGCTTTGTAAAACTGTAACGTCTTGCGCGTTGCCCTGGATGATAGCTCCATTCTCGGCATTGCTTAAGGCTCTTGGCCTTGTAGTGCCATTAGGATTTACCATAAATAAAATTTTACTCATGGCTGCGCTAGCCTCCAATACTGCCTGATACAAATTATCAAGAGCAGAAAGGTCGCCATACCATTGCTCTATGTATGAACGTCCGTAGTCCTCTCCGTCCATTGATTGAAAACGTAGTGGGATGAATGGACTACATTCCCTCGGACTCATACCATTAGTTCCTGGAACTGGTTTACCTTTTACCTCTTGATACCAATGACACTTATCATCTTTGTATTTAACGCAAGTATAAATTTTTACATCTTTCTTCCCATAATCCTTATCGTATTGCTTTGCATCCGAAGGGGATAGAAAACCTTTTGGAAGTAACTTAGGACTTACTTCCTCTTCTATTATTATTTCTTCTACGTTACCCATTGGGTCTCTGGTAATTGTATATCTTTCAAGGTGCAGTACTCGAATACCAGTTGGGTTTACATATAACAATACATTCCCTGCTATAACTAATTGTTTAAATGCTTCGTACAATGCTGCTCTTGCAGATAATGTTTCAAGCATTGTATTAACTGCTAACTCTACCTTTACGCAAGCGCTATCCAGTTCTGTCTTTTGTTGTGGATCTACGTCCTGGAGTCTAAGCGCTAGGTCATCTATCTCCAACTTAAACATACTTGTGTTGGGAGGGAAAAGAGATAGCCCTAGCTTATTCGCAATATTAGAAACTCCCCTTGCTCCTACGCTTTGATGGGGAGTAGTGATCCTAGCCCTGGCTGAACCAGAATATTGTGTATCTGGAAATTCAAAGGGGATAGTTAATTCTGCACACTTTCTTGCTATATCCGCATAAGGATTGCGCTTAGATTTTTGTTGTTCGTACTTAGACGCTACAGTAATTCCTTTCTTCTCCATATCGGAGTAGGACTTACCTGTAGCATCCAAGTCACTTGTTAGTGTGACTTCCATTTATTTAAGGTATTTGTAAACCTGAGCCAGAAAGTAAATCTGTTCTCAATCTTTTCCTTCCATAGCCTCTACGTTTAGCTGCTGCGCCTAAACCTGGATCTCCTCCTGGTATTTCAAGCGCTGCTGCTGGTCGTTCAGCAGTTGCCGAAGGTGGTGGAGCAGATGGAGCAGAGGCGATCTTTTCTTGTTCTGCTTGTCTTGCTTGTTGATCGGCTCTTGTTTGTTCATACTGCCTCTTCTGTTCAGCGATCTGTTCTCGCTGTACCTTAAGCATTTCGTCCGTTCTATCTGGTGGACGACCTCCGCCTCCGCACATAGCTAACTCCGTAATGTATTACTTTGCTCATCATAAACGGAAATTAACATTTTTACCACGCTTCTTTGCCCTGCGTTATACCATATCTCTCTATCTTTTATATCAAGGTCTGGACATTTTTCGGGATATATCTCATTTAGTTTTTTAATTAATGCTTCATCAATAGGAGGAAATAGGTCGTCAGCTTCCATAAACAATGCTAAGTTATACATATATTACTTATTTATTATGGCTAGGAAAGGCTTGTATTACAACATAAATAAAAGAAAGAAAGCTGGTACAAGTAGAAGTAAGAAGGATAGTACTATATCTCCTCAAGCCTACGCTAATATGCAAGCTGGCTTTCCTAAAAAGAAAAAGAAAAATCCACTTGATTTATAATTTTTTCTTTGGCGACCATAATTTAATTTTACCTGTATTTAAATTAATATCTTCTTGACGTAGTATCCTGGACAGCCTGGCATTTAACAATGCGTCAGCATAAGTTAGCTTCTGTTTCTTGTATGCTTCGACTACCTTCTCCCACATATCTTCTAACTTAATGCTATCTCCTAGTATCTTATCAGCTCCTACTAAACCTACACCTGGAATACCTTTATAGTTATCAGTTGGATCTCCACTACACGCTTGCTTCATCCAGTTTCTATCCGCTTGTCTTTTGGTTATAAGTTCGAGGTCGTCTCCAGCTAATAGCTTGCAGGGTATAGTCCTCATATCTTTATCAACACTTACTATTACTGGATCATCATAAGTTTTTGATGTAGCAAGTATGCCAAGTACGTCATCCCCTTCACAGTTAGCGTATCTTATTGACTCCCATTCCTCTTCCATCCATTCTATTAATGGTTTAAATACTGTAGGCTTACGCTTTGTTATTCTGTTTGCTTTATAGTCCTGGTATATTTCATGCCTAAATGTAGGGTACGAACTAAATGTCATCACTATCTTTTCATCTTCAGCTATTTCAATAAAGCTTTTTAGTTTTGTTTCGACTACTTTAGTTGCATCACTTAAAAAAGAATGAGTAGTCCATACATTAATATCCCACTCAACTACTTGTTCTACTGCGCAAGCTGCTGTAAAAGCTAGATGATCTCCGTCAATTAATAAAGTCATAATAAAAAATCAGTAAGGGAGGCAGATAGTCTGCCAGTTTTCTCGTTGTATTCGAGCTTGTCAGCCCGACCTAATGTACCGCTATGCCTATTCTTTAATACTTTTAGTTGTAGTTCGTTTGATGTTGCCTCGTCTTGCTGCGATCTAATACCGCAAATCACGAGGTCACTTAGCTGGGCTATACTTGAAGATCCCCTCAAACTTTGTAAGTTAACGTCTCCCCCTTCTTCTGCTGGTTTACCATCCGTCCTTCTTAAGTGACTAACCATAACTAAACCTACGCCAGTTTTCTCTACCACTTGCCTTAGCTTCGTACAACATACATCTATTTGTTTTCTCTCATCCCCATCACTTAATCCACTCACTACTAAGGAAATGTGATCCAGGAATATAACATCACATTCCTCGCCAGTTGCCATGTATGTTATCTGATCTATCAATCGGTCAGGGTCTAATGAACCAAAGTGCTGAAGCAATATAAAATTATTGTCGCTAAATAAATAATCAAATGCTTGCCTTAATTCATCCTGGTCTATTGCTTTCTCGTCCAGGTGTAATGGCTTGTTAAGGGCAATGGATAGTATGCCCTGTAAACTTCTTTTGCTACTTTCTTCTAATCCAATCCAACCTACCTTAAGTCCATTGATTAAGAAGTGATGAGCCAATTCCCTACAGAGTAGACTCTTGCCAACGCCTGTGCCAGCGCAGATAGTAGTTAAACTTTGCTTGCGAAAGCCACAACATATTCTATTTAGTTCTGGAAAAGGATAACTACATACCTTAGAAGTATCTTCCTTAATTAAATCTTCCCATAAACTGTAGGCAGAGTGTATGTTGTCGGGTCTAACAGGACTTGCTTTCCAGAGTAAGTCCTTAAGTAACTCGCCCTCCCCTGCGAGGAGCATTTCATTAGCATCCTTTCTTGGTAAGTTTGCGATAGCTGCCTTACCAGTAGGTAGGACTTTTGCAACCTTTTCGGCAGCATCCAGACCAGGTGCGTCCGAGTCAAAACAAATAACTATACGAACGAACTGAGATAACCATGATAAATTTGCAGCTACATACTTCGTAGCAGATTGCGCACCCGAAGGCAAACTTACTACAGGGAACTTGTTACCTTGCACCTGGGATACAGACATTGCATCTATCTCTCCTTCAGTTATGACTACAAATGTTTGACCAGTATTATGTTGCCTCCATAAATCCTGACCCCATAGCTTTATGTCATTTAATTCTCCTTGCCATATAAATCTCTTGTCTCTAAATCTTATATGCTGCGCTGATAATACACCGCTTTGATTTTTGTAACTGGCTACCTGACAATCAGCTCCATTAAAACTAGCTATGCCATAACCAAATAGTTCGCAAGTCTCTTTAGTGATTCCACGTTTAGGTAGTTCGCAAGGTAGTGGAACTAAAGGCTTCCATTGTTTTTTCATTGGTGTAAATTCTTTTCTTGGTTTGTCTTTACCTGGTTGATATTGCCAGCCACATCCAAAGCAATGCTTATGACCATCATCATAAACAGCTACATTGTCTTTGCTGTTGCACTCTGGACAAGGCTCTTTACTTTTATATTTGCTTGGCATTTTCCCAATAAGCTATGAGTCTCTCTAACTCTTTTATCCTTTTCTTAGCCTGGAAAATTTTTTCTTTAATTTTCATACCATTCTTTAGGGATAGTTTTATTACACCAGGGAAAGCCATGACGTTCAGCCCATTGCCAATACGTCAGGCTTTTCTTGGCTTTACTAAGTTTGTTGTTTGCATTTTGAAAGCAAAAACAAATTGTTAATGTGGGATGGTGCGTCTTAACTGCAATATATTTTTTTCTTTCCTCTTTAGTAAGTACGCCCTTAACCTCAACCACCCTTTGAGGGAGGATGAAGTCAGGAGTGTAGCTGCTGCGGATGATGTAATCATAACTGACAGATTCATAAGTAAACTTAGCTTTAGATTTAATTAGTTCTTTGGCAACTTGCGCCTCGAACTTTGATCTAAAATGTATTTCCCCCTGAGTTGTTGTCAATGTTTGAGGGTGCGAGATCCTTCTCTTCACTCTCGAACTCGAACCCTTCAAGGCTGACTTCTTTTTCATAAGGTACAAAGTTATGGAATACTACTAAGTCAGGCTGTATTGTTAGCCCAACTCCATGAGCAGGGTGGTCATATCCCTGGCAACGTAGTCGCACCTGGACAATAGTTCCTTCTCCTAATCCTTTATACTTTTCTCTTTCTTCTCCAGTAATAGGAGTCTTATATTTATCCATTAACAATGGTGGTGTTAACTGATATGGCTTACCATCCTGACCTGTTCCAGTTACATATCTCCTGGTTTTTATTTTGAAAACTTTAGCTCCGTTGTGAGTAGTAAATTCAAACCTGGTACTATCAGCTAACTTAAATGTTTTACCTGGATTAGCTTCTTTAAGTGACTTCTTGTATAGCTCGAACCCATCTTCAATTTGCTGTGCAACACTAGCAGTTTTAGGGTCGTTAGAGTCCAGGATTAAATCAACCTTCCATTCTGGACGTTTGTTGAAAGCTGTATCTGGCTCGACTAACCAGGCGTATTGTGGTTGGCACTTAGGAGTGACGACATAAAATGCTTTTAAAGTCATGTGACGAAATAAGTAGATGTTCTAGTTTGTTCAACATCTAACTCGCCAAGCGTAGGCTCGGAGGGTAGATGTTTTATTTGGTTGTCTGTTAGTTGTGCTTTTAATTCTGCCTTTAGTTTCGATAAACAATTTTCTGAATACATATCAGCAAATGTTTGTCTAACTGAGTTGCGCAGTTCACTCATTTCAGACGGAGTAGTAACGAAACAATCGTGGATGCCAGCGATATTTTCGACTCCTTTTATTGAAGCATGAATTGTGGATAATGCCATGTGACTTGCATCAAAACTATGTAGTATATTTGCTGAGATAGCTAGTGCCATCTTCCTTGCGTCTACTTCTTGAGTATCTATGTTTGTTCTTATATCCAGATAAACGTCAGATAAATATTTTAATTGTATTCTAGATTTTTTCTGATCCAAATACTTTTGATGTACTAACAATCCACTTGGACTATGCCATTGCACCCCCTTGTTATCCTTGCCTAGTTCTCTGCCTATGTGCCTAAAGAATTTCATAGCTCCAACTGCTGGCTTGATAGCCTGGCATGAATGTTTATAAAG